GATCTATTGGAGCAGAACCTGTATTTATTTGATTCCAGATAAGAGCATTAGCACTATTTATGTTCATAGTCAATCCAAAACCATTGAAAGTTGCAGTAACATCTGTAAATGCAGATACTGAAGCAACTCTAGATAACAAAGGAAAACCTGTAGGAATTATAGTTTGACCTGGAATACCTAACGCGGTGCCTAAATTAGCTGTCATTCCTATACCTGTTACAGCTGGAGACACGCTTATAGAACCTATAACAGTTCCTAAAGAGCCAATCATGAAGTTTCCAGTTACTGCCGCATCAGGTGCAGGGTCAACAACACCTAAAGTTAATTGTGCTACATTTAAAGTATTGGCTACAATATTTGCATCACCAGTAACTTCTGTTGGAGATCCTAAAGCTGCGGTCATTGCAATTCCAGAAACAACTGCTTGAGCTGATTTATTTGCGTCACCCCAATCGTTTATACCCCATTGAAGTCTACCCCAACCTTCATTATTAAATGCATCAACTGTTCCAAGACTTGCAACAACTGCATCCCCTGTTGCCATAGCATCAGGGCCAGCATCAGCTGTTCCTAAATTATTGGTAAGTGGAAATCCTGTTGGTTCAACTAAAGCTAAACCAAAAGCGGTTACGCTTCCAAGACCTGCGGATAATAATTGATTATTGTTTGTGGATGGACCAGTGTTAGCATTTGCTGTTGTAGTAACACTTCCAAGACTTGCTGTTACAGCATCACCTGTAGCAATAAATGTGCCGGCAATACCCCAACCTTGAAGACCCCATTCTTGTCTACCCCAACCTACATTAACTTCAGTTGAGCTTGACTCGTCACCGAGTGCTGCAGACATAGCAAAGCCTGTAATGGTAGGCGTTGGATTCGCATTATCGCCCCATTGATTTTGACCCCAAGAGCCAGTATTCCAAGTTCCGGATGCCATAGGAGGTTACCTCCTAATTAACCAGAGATTCTTAAAATCGCTGCTGTTGATGTTGGTGCTGGAAACTGAACTGTAAACGTACCTGAAGTAGCTGTTTTATCTCCTCCAAAATCTAAAACACAAACTGCAGAGTTAGTAGTCGCAGATGATGTGTTGTAAATTAAAGCTCCTCTTGCTGTCAACGTAACGTTTTGAAATGACAGATCAGCAAAGTCTGCTCTTGCAACACCTGCTGTCAAAGAAGTAGGATTGTTTACAAGTGCTCCACCACCAGATGTATAGTTCGCTGATGTAACTTCATTACCTGTTGTAAATGAAGTAGTTGCTGAGTTAAGAGTAGCTGAAGAAGTATAAAGAGCTAACTTATATTTATCACCACTAGTTTGTGAAAAGTTTGAATCACCTTCTAGTAATAATTTTTTAAAGTTGTTTGCAATTGCTTGTGTTATAGCCATAATTTATTCTCCTATTTACCTATACGAGGAACACCACTTTGATATTCATCTCGTCTTCTTCTTCCCATTTGTTCAATAGAGAAGCCTTCTACCACTTGTTTATACTTTTGTTCGTATAATTGCAAGAGGTCTTGTGGCCCTTTTAAAAAACCGTAAGCCTCGACAAGGCATGCATATAAAAGCCCGTTGGGAAAATTCTGACTTATATATGTTGTGGTATTTGTACTCGATAATCCAGGATCTTTCAAGATATAATTTAACTGAATTGTGTAAGTTTGATCTGGAGTAGGTGCCACAATAATTCTATCTTTGTCCCACCAGCTGTAATATTTAGGAGTTCCTGTCACAGCAGTAGGATTAAATTCAGACATAAAACTAGTATCTCTCCACTGTAAAAATTCTCTATTTTGATCTGTGTCAGGTAATGCAGAATCTACAATTTGAGCAGATCTGATTATTAAAGCGTCTGTTGGAGTGTCTATAAATCTTGTTGATGCTATTAAATTAGCTGATGCATAACGTCTATTATTGTCAGAATCTACATCTCTTAATATTCTAAATTCAGCATCATTGATTAAACCATTACAAATAGTGTCAGATAATACTGTTGATCCAACTTCTGTATAGTCTCTAATTTTTTGTAATAATTCTGTGTATGTCATAATTATAAATTTGTACTTGTGAAGTTATTATTAACAGGACCTGCGAGACAATTCAAGCCTCCTCCTGGTCCATATTCATCTATAAAGAAAGTGCCTTCATCATTCTCTTTTAAATTATAACTATTAGCAATAGTTATTGTTGAAGGTTGCCCTGCTTGACTTTGAGTTGTTTCATTTAAAGAATCAACTAATCTTGCTCCAAATATCTTGGCTCCGGCATCATGGGAACTAGCTGTAGTATTTACAGGACTAACTCCTCTAAATGGAGCGTTAGTTCCTCTAACTAAACCTGATAACACTTTTGTTCCAGAATTATAAGCAGTGTATTCAATCACTTCATTTTCAAAAAATCCTGTTGTAGAATTTATTTTTTCAATAACTACATAACCACCATTTGTATAGAAACCAAGATCATCGACTACGGTCATAGAAGTATCTGTAGAAGTTATGTTAGAAGCTAAGGTGGTTGATAATTCTAATTCTTGAATACTTCTTTGAAGAGCAGTTGTGCTTGATACTAAATTTGATTTTATACTCATTAACCTCACTACATCATTTACTAATATTCTACTATTAGGTTGAGTTACAACATAAACAGAACCAATACTAATATTGTTTGTAGTAATAGGATTTTCTTCTAATAAATCTGGAGTAGGTAAAGGTGCAACTTGTGGTCTTGCTTTTTGTAAACCTTGTGGATCAGCAACAAATGGTCTTGGTTCTAACTGTGGTTGCTTACGTTCGAACTCTGAGTAATGTACAAATTGTCCATTCCATTCTGTTACCATTTCTCTCCACGGAAAAGCTAGTCCGCTTCGATCAGAGATTGCTAAAGCGTGTTTCCCTTTTGCAAACTTTGCCATTAGATCTCCGGATAATAAGTTTTAGGTGATATGTAAACACTAGAAGATGAACCGTCTTCAGCCAATGCCCTTTGTAACTCATCTTCGTAAAGTAATTTCATTTCCTGCGTTCGTTGAGGCGCTTTCTTTTGAGATACATAATAAGCAAGACCTGCACACATACAAGGTACAAATCTATTAACTACATCTGCTTCGTTAGTATATTTACCTGCATCTTGTAATCTTTGTAAATAATAAAAGAAAATATAGTCTCCAACTTGAGAAGTTCCTGGAGTTAAATATAAAGTAACTGTAACTCTGTCTATAAATCTTTGTACCCAATATTGAGAAGGTTGTCCTGTAGCAGTCTTATTTGAAAAAGCTGAATATTGTGATCTGTTTACTTTAGATAAAGGTGAATCTACATTTGCAGCAGTTCTGTAACTAGATTCTAAAAGATCAGAAGCCATGTTTACAAAATTATTTACTGAATCATTTTGTGCATGAGAAGCAGCAGTTGTGCTATCTATTCCTCTATCTGTAACCGCTGATAAAATTAAATTATTACCTGAGATAGAGCTATACTGCATTATTTCATTATTGATTTTTATTTTTCCAGAGTCAGGCATCTGGGCCACAGAAGCAACTGGAATAGTTAAAGCAGTGGCATTTATTGCAGAGGTTAAAGTAGTTGTAATTCCATCAGAAGTACCATCACTTGGCGATCTAAAAATTACATATTCGTTTTGACCATTGACTAAACTAAAAGCGTGTTCTCTAACTTGCCAAAAATGGATACCTCTATTATCCCATTCTTGAAGCATTATGTTTAATGATCTTCTAGCTGAACGCAGGTCATTACCTGAGTAATCAAAGAAACCTAATCTTTCAAAAGCTTCAGTTATAATATCGTCGATCGAGAATGTTTTCTCGAATGTAGTTGTGCCTGAAAAAGCCAAGGTGCCTCCTACGAGTTACTTCCGCCGCTATGAAAAACAGTTATAGCTGTAATCTGTTCAGTAGTAAATCCAGAGTAAACATCTGTTTTAAATAAAATTGGTACAGGGAAATTAACTGTCATATCATGAATATGAGCACCCTTATTTAATTTTACTTTTGATGTTCCACTTGCTCCACCATCTTTAAGCTCTAAAACTCCAGCTGCGTTAGGACCAGATATATGAACTCCATATACTCTAGTTCTTCCAGTCTGAACAGTTTTAGTTTCAGTAGTTACGTTAGTTGCAACTCCATCAATTGCTGATCCAAATGTTGACATAATTTAATCTCCTTAAAATTTATATGTGGGGCCGAAGCCCCACACTAATTATTTATTACGTATCGCTAAATGGTGTAACAATAGTCCCTGATCCTAAGATCAAAGTATTGTGTACCAAGTATTGAGCTGCTTCTAAAGCAGTAACTGTAATTACTGAACCTACGATTCCACCAGTTGTTGTTCCATTCATAGAAAGAACATCATTTGCTGCTG